CACCGTTCCAGATGTAGCTCTCTGATGATGTAGCCCCTGGGACTGCTGTATCACGTCGAGCAGAGCCGACCAGAATATTTGGAATGCCGAGCACATCACGGAGTATCTGTATCACTGCCTCATCATTAAGGATATGAGACGCTGACGCTAAACCAGCCGAGAATGTACCAATAACATTTCTCATCTCTGGATTACGCGCTAGCACTCTGAACACATCGCGTCCAAGAATCAGTGTATCAGGATTAAGCCCGTGTGCGTTTGCAAAGACGACGTCTTTGATCTCATCAAGGTATTTCAGAGGCTCAGCTCCAGCCGCGTCAAACTTAGTAGCTGGTGATGCAGTGTATGAAGCAAATGCAGTCGTAGCATCAAAGAGAAGATCAGCTGCGCGCTTCTCTTTCGCAAGCTTCATCACTCGCGCAACTTTCTTGGCAATGCGCTGCTCTTCACTCCCAGGGTATTGAGAGTCAAAGATATCTTCCATTGCGATAGAGTCTTGAGCGCTGTAGATCTTAGCCTTGAAGGTGGTTGAGCTTCGATCGAAGCCGCCGATTGAGGTACGGCTAGCCCCTGGGGCTCTCTCGAGGTCAAGCCCAGCACCAGCACCCATAAAGTTTCGGCTCTCCTCGAGGAGAAGAGTACCGGAACGCTCGGGAACCTTGATGGCTTCGAAGCACTTATCAGCGATGAGTTGATCATCACTTGGGACGGCTTCAACGACTAAGCTGGAGAGGATTTCATCTACTGGATGAAGATTTGAATATGAACTAGCCATGATTAAGCTCCAGTGTAATTAGGCCCAGTGAATACAACCTTGATCTGGTCTCCATCAGCTGGGGAATGGTGGTTAATGTTTGGAAGGATGCGAGCAATGGCGAAGTTGCCGCTGCCCAATACCAACGGAATGAGCTTTCCGTTAGGCTCTGCCATCAAAAGAGAGGTGGTCTCTGGAGCAATAGCATCTCCAGCAATAGCGCGAGTTACTCCATCGATGACGACCTCAACAGAGTCACCAGCAGAGCAAGCGCGCTGAGCGATACCAACGCATGAGTCATCAGTAGAAGCGTCAGTAATGATGATCTTTCCATCAGCATTGACAGAGACCGCCGCAAATTCAGTGATGGCTTCAGCAGCCACGAATGAGAAAATATTATCAGTAGTAGCCATGATCAGCCTCCAAACGCTTGAGCATAGTTATCTGGGTTAGTGGTTCGATACATTGTTAGCGCTTCGCTATAGGTCACGCTCTTTTCGGTCGCGAGAGCCTTGATGGCCTCGTGCACGGTCGCCTTGTTGATCTCTTGACCGCTGGCCCCGTGTCCAATCTGGCCGAGTGGAACACTTGACGCGGGTGAACGCTCGGTGAACATCTGCCAAAACTCGGGTTGAACCTCACGAAGCTCAAAAGCTTTAGCTACAACGGTTTCCTCGGCTGGCGTGATGCGTCCGCTCTCCAGAAGCTCACGTACTGCTTGACGCTTCTCAATATCGCGCTTCTCGGCCTCTAACATCTCGATACGAGCACCAGAAGCGGCGAGCTGTTCACCTAGCTTGATTGTCTGAGCCTCAAGATTTCGGATCTGCTCTTTGAATAGCTGGTGACCTGACTCACTGAGTGACATCTGAGCTTTCTTTTTCTCTTCGTCCTCATCCTGAGTCATAGCTTGAGACTTCTCTTCGTCCTCTGGCTTGTCCTCAGTAGCAAGCGCGGCTTCGCTCTCTGCTTGCATGTCTTTAATCTTTTGCTCGAGCTCTAGAACCATCTCATGCTTAGCAGCAAGAGCAGCTTTGAGCTCCTCAACAGACATAGACTCGATATTGTCCATCTCTTCTAGCCTTTCGTTTAGGGTAACTCGGTCGATCCTGTCATGGCTCTGAGCAGGCCGAGGGGTTAAGGTGATGGCCAATAGCTGAGCATCACCGATTTTTTCACCGCCGGCACGGTCGAAGACCTCACCAGCTAAGAACTCAGGAGATGACCAGAGAATACCGCCGGCATTCTTGACCACGTCTAGACCTCTCTCGTTGTAGGCTGGCGTGGCGTAAAGGCCATCCTCTCTAAGCTCGAGGTCAACAATCATCCCAAGGGCATTACCGCTTTCAGGTGGTGCGATACTGCCGCCTTGGAATGGTGATGTAGCATGCTGCCAATCGATGATCACCGGATCAGCTAAACGGCGAGCCTTGTAAACTCTGACCATCTCCTCGAGCATATCTTCATCGATGGCTTGACCGATACTCTCGCCATTCATACGACTGGAGACTTGACCAAGCGCCAACGTCTTGAAGGGCTTACCAATGGTTAAGCCTTCTGGAACTTCATAATCAGGAAGAGCGCTTAACTGGATGGCCTCACCATAAGCTCTTAAGGCTTGGCCTTTGTTGTCTGCTGCATTCATCTGTCTCACAACCTTTCGAGCCCAAGCGAAGCCAGCATCACCGCCCCAGCCCTGCCACGCTTGCCAGCCCTTACCCTGTTTGTTCCACGTGGAACCTTGTTTATCGACCTCATGACGGGTGAAGTACGCCAGCATCCTCTTGACGGTCTCTGGGCTCATGGCTCGACCGTTGGCAAGGTCACGCGCTCGGGCTATGCCCACTGGAGTCATTCCACGCTGAGAAGGTGGTTTATCTGCTCTCACCTCGAGAGCACGCTTGGCCGCGTCTTGAGCCCCCTGAGGTGGGGTAAAGTTTATATGACTGTACTTGTCAGGCACTGCCAGCGCTTCACTCTTGGTCTCTGTTCTCTGGGGGTGGCCTTTAGGTAATAGGTCTAGGTCTGTATTGTATGACTCTTTACGCTGACCAGTCCCAACCAGTTTTAAGAATGCTCTAACACGTGCAAGGGCCCATTGTGTTCTGTTCATCCCTGGGCGATGACTCGTAGAGAATGCACCCGCGCCACGCCTAAAGACTGCTTTGAGCGTGCCAAGGTCAACCCGCTTTGACTTGGCCTTGTACTTCTCATTGTGCTTGTCTCTCATGTTCTCAAGAGACTTGATGGCCGCTTCTCCAATCTTGATCCCACCTCGAGAACCGCTTGCGCTTCCCTTGGGGTTCTTGGAGCTACCCTCAATTTGATCTCGCTTCGGTGCTGGTGTCTGGGCTTGAGTCCTAGCCATTGCGCTTTCTCCTGATCAGAGCTTCAGTAAGGCCGAGCACACCACCACCACCAGAGCTTTGAGCCGTTCTCTCTATGGCTGAACGCTGAGCCTCTTCTGGCAGGTCACCAGCTCCAAGACGCTCTCTTAGTGCTCGCTCTAGCTCATTGTCTGGAGTGAGAAGGCCAGCTTGCACCAGCTGAGGAAGCATGGCCATAGAGTCAGCTAGGTCATCAGTGTCAAGACCAGTATGAGTAAGTCGAGGTAACTTAGAGGGATCAACTGGCCCATAGTTAAACTTGATCAATCGGCCAATCGTCCCGCCGCCGCGTCTATCCATACCGGAGACTTGAGAAGCCACTAGATCACATAGATTGATAGCCGCTCTCCTGAATACTGATAGATGAATCTCTCCAACTGATCGAGCGCCGGTCTCTGTATTGCCCAGATCTGCAAACTGAGTTAGGAAGGCCGCCGCTATCTGAGAGTCGCATTTAGTTATGATCGAGATAGGCCCATCGGCGTACAGGTTAGGCTGAGCCGCATAGGTGTCGAAACTAACAGCTGCATTCTCCACAAGGTAAGACTGCTCAGCAGAGATAAACGCTTGAGCTTGAGCCTCTGCATCATTGACCATCACGTCAATGTCACCATCTGTCAGGCCGAGCATCTCAGCTTGTGAACGGTCGACTTTGACCTTAGGTGTTGGGACTGCCCATCGATCCAAGCCAACGCACATCAGGTTTGCAACCCGCTGTTTAGTTCGCCACCACCACCAGACCGGCCGAAGCATCCCCACGCCTTCAAAGTTTGACCCCGTTCTATTGAGGGTGAGAAGTAAGAGCTTATGAGCTGGGATAGGCTCAGGAGTGTATGTCAACCCGACTGTATTCTGAAGAACTCCATCGAGATGCTGATTATCTCTGGATAGCCAACGCTGATGGGCTGAGGGCTCTCTATCGGCGTAGTGATCCAACCACACTTTGATCTTGCCGTTGCTATCTGGGCCTACTCTGTAAATCTCTTCGGCGTATCGATACCCAAGCGGCACAAACTCAAAGAGATAACTGAGTTGCTCTTCCCAGCTCATAGTCATCTGGCCAGCGTAACCATCAAAGCCAAAACACTCATTGGCGAAGCGTGCGAGCTCTTCGGCTACTAGGTCACCCTCTACGCCAGCTTCAAAGCGCCAGCTCGCGCTGAGTAATGTCTGCCTGAGCATGTGCCAAGAGCGTCTAACGATTGGATCAGTCCTCAACATCTCCTCAGCCTCTTGCACCCAAGAAAGGCCGGTGAGCTTTGGGTTTTGCTCTTTGCCGCTGATGACTCCACCGCTAAGCTGAGTGCCAGAGATACCTCGAGCGCCAAACCTAGGGCTCAAAGCCCTCATATGTTTTAGATCACGCTTAGTCTCTGTCATGGCTAGCCTTATTGATAAAATCAATCACGCGCTGGATTATATACTCTTAATATTGATTTTATCAATGTAGTCTTTTCGGGCTTGCCTAGCCTGATCATCTGATCTATGGTGGTGATCCTTTTTGGAGGGTGAGCAGCGTCTAGATCTTTTATCGCTATGGGTGAGATCTGGAGACAAGGGCCATCATGTTTTCATGGTGGCTTTTTGTTTATCTGCGCATAAAAAAAGCCTCGATCAGAAGGGGAAACTGACCGAGGCAACCAACAAAAGAAGCATACTCTATTTAATGCTTTTAGTGGTCATAAATATTTTTTTCATTTATGTACAACTTTTCTTTGACATGATCATTCATAGTGTATACATTGTAAACATAACCAACAACACAGACCAACCGGTCAAAGGGGAAAATGAAATGATCAACATTAATCCACTACATGAGCTCTTTCTCACTCTCAGCTACTGCCAGTTTTACCACGTTTACAAGTTCATCATTGGAGGACGACTCAAGACCAACACAAGTGATGCCTTCTATGGGTCAAACTTCCCTGATCAGTACAGAGAAGAGCTTAAGACTGTAATCAGAAGCTTTCCCTCAAGTGTTGAGCTTAAAAAGGTTGCTCGAGAGTTTAAGGCAAGCCTAGAATACATTGAGCCAGCAGCTGGCTCTTTGTCGAGCAGCTATGCGGTATATGCTCCAACTGGTGACGTTATCTAAAAGCTTCAATAATCAGAGTGTATGGGCCGGTAAGGCCTTTTTTTTTGTCTGCAAATTAGAAGGCCCTTTGAGCAAGGGGAAAACTCAAAGGGCCGGAACAGATCAAGGTCACTGTAGTCTATTTATCGACTCGAGGCAACCACTCCTCAACCTCTGGTGAGAGTACCACTTGATCAGGTGACCTTGTCTTAATGGGGCTGCTCTTGAAGATGCTGAGCTTTTCGATGATCGCCATTTGAAGCTCGGCGTTCTGATCTCTGAGTAGTTGGAGTTGTATCTGTGAGTCACGAAGACGAGCTATAAGAGCCGCTCGATCAGCATTGGCCGCGCTGAGCTTCTCCTTAATCTCCTCAATCTCACTTGGGTCTCTACCGCTGGCAATGGCCATCATTGATGAAATCGAACCGGTGATCATACCGAGTATTCCAACAAGTACATCTCTATTCTCATCTACAATCTTAACGTAGGTCAGAAAGAGGATAAGGCCCATCACCATGAGCATGAAGAAGACAGAGAACCACCAGCCGCGCTTGGCCTTCTGTTCAGCTGCCTTGTCTCTATTGGGCTTCACTTCCTCATCCATTGCTTGAGCTCCTCTATTAAGGGTATGAGATAATCGACCCACCAGAAAAGGCCATCGAGGCCCCACCAGTCTCTAAAGAGTGGATTGCTGAGACATTCCCAACTATCAACCACAAACGCAATGATGATCAATATGGATAGTCTCCAGTTGAGATAGACCACCCACTCCATCAAGCGCCTATCTCGAGCGCGGCTTTTAACCTTCTTAGGCCCTCCAAGTCGCTTCACCTTCTCACTGCTCGGTGGTGGTTGTAGGCTCTCGATGGTCTGGCCCACGGCATAAATAACTTGAGCCTCAGAAACTCCCTTGAAGCGATACAGACCCACGCAAACATACCGCGTCTTCGGTGGTGTCCAGTGGTTAGTTCTGTTCTTAACAGCCTGGAAGGCTTCTTCGGTGAGTAGCACTTGGCCAGCCTGACAGAGTGACATAGTACGCGCCGCAATGTTCTTGCCTAGTCCCTCGAGCTCAACAGACTTAGCGCCACCTGAGGTGAATATCTCATCTTGTTTCACCTCGACGACAACATCCCAGTGTATTCCTATTCGGGTGTCGAGTCGGGTCTTGGCTGGTATGCTCGCCTGATACAGCAGCGCGAAGTTTACCGCGTCAATGGGCCGCTCAAAGCTCAAGAGGAAGCCGTCACTTCTATCTATCTCTCGACCTTGAAACTTGAACATCAAGCTTCTCGTCAATCGATCATGATACTGTAACCATTCAGCAGCTCGGCGAGCTCCTACACGCTGAACAAATCGAGTGGAGCCGATGAGGTCTAAGAGAACTATAGCCAGCTTTCGCTCAACGAACTCCACAAGAGCAATCTCCGAAGACGCAACAGATACAGTCTGGCCCACACTGACACTCAGCGTCATCACAATCATGAGCTGGATGCTCAAAGCATTCACACTCAGAGCTCAGACCACATATAGCGCAAATGGTCTCATCCATGTCTTCACTCCAGTCTCTTAGATCATCAGGATTTATCATGTACTTGTCTCCTGTTAGATGGTCGAGATTAGGAAGCATGAGACACCTATACTATAAACGAAGATCGCGCCACGCTTGGATAGTAACAGGATAGAGATCATCGAGTAACGTTAAAACTGCTTGAGCTACTCGCCGCGTTTCTGGCTGAGCGTGTTCTGTATCTCGGAGTTGAACGAACTTAAGCCAGTTGAGGAGATTACCGCTCATGTAAAACTCAGTATAGAGCGACTGGGGAAGAATGGCGCGTGCTTGCTCTCGAGCAATACCCACCTCGAGCAGAGTACGATAGACCATAAGGCATGACTGGGTTATCTCACTCATGAGCTTTTGAGCTTGTGAGCTGGCGTATTCATCCAGCTGGCCCTCACTGCATTGAAGGTTTTGATTGCTCTGGTAGCGTAGGTCACTGAACTCAAATAGGCTTATATCAACCTCAGTATACCGCCGGCTGATTTCATTGTAGCTAAACGTCCTATGCCTCATAATCTGGCGCGCCACAAACAAGGGAACCTTCAAGCGCAGAGTGAGAGAGCAGTGCTCAAAGGGTGAGGTATGTTTCTCTCTCATCAGAAACTTTAAAAGCTTCCGGTCTCGGTCGCTGAAGTCCTCAGTGGTGAGATCTCGACCGAATGACACCCGCGCCGCGTCAACTATTCGTTTGTCGTGCCCCATATGATCGATGTAGAGAACTTCCCCAATGTCATCATCATATAGCGCTATTCTTTCACTCATTAAAATCTCCTCAGTTTTGATCCACCTGTTTTCACCTTGCGCTCAATACTTGGCCTTACATAACGCCGTGCATCAACCTCTAAATCGTTCCAGTTCCAAGTGATACAATCATATCTTAGCGCGTCGAGTGGGTCTTCTCGTCCATCCTTCTTGGGTTGCTCTTTCGAGTCCCAGCCATAACTCATCAAGGCCTTTCGCAAAGAGTTGTTAGCTGTCAGCTCTCCTCTTTCCCATACTTCACGAGTGATGAGGTATTTACGAGACGCGAAAGCGCGCTTGAGTCGTTGAATGCCGTTCAATACATCAGTCTTGATTGGGTCTGTTGTAGCTCTGAGCCCCATGCCTAGCCCTCGAGGTGGAGCCGCTCTCATTGCTCTAAATGCACTAGCGCCTGTCTGGTCATTGCGAGCTTTACCCGCTTTATCTGCTACTCCATGATCTAGCCATATCCTAGGAGATGGCGCGCTATCCTTCATCGATCTAGGCCACGCGATGGATAAAATCAATCTGGCGAGCTCTTCGGTTGTCACCTCAGTTGGGTTGATCTCAGCACAGATTACACTGGCGCCGAGCTGCTCATCATAGGCCATGATCAAAACACTCGGCTTTCTAAATCCCCAGTCTATGGCAATACGTCCAGTCATGCTCTCGTTATATTCCCATCCATCGATAATATGGCTCTCGGTGAACTCCTGATAGATGAGCCCAGTGGGTGGCCGTGGCTTATTCATGACCATAGCCTCACGCTCTTCATGGGGCAGTAGCTTCGTAGCTTCGAACCATTCTGAACTGAGGTTGGCCTCATTCACGTATGAGCTGAAAAGCAGTGGAGCACATCCAGCTTGCTCTGCCATCTGAACCCACCATGCATCCGAGACCGGTAGACCGACGAGTAACAGGATAGGAGTTGGCCCAGCGCGAAGACGACCGAGCGCTTTATGGGCCACCTCAGCGCTGAGTGTCTGGCATTCATCAATCAGGCAAACGCCGCTTGTGATATTTAAGCCCTCGAGTGGGTTATGGGTCGCGTCTCTAGTGCCTGGGCGATAATACGAGCGACACCAGACAGAAGAGCCTGAGTGTGGATCATCCCACTTTCTAAGAGTGTGGTTGTATGTCCAGCCAAGAGGGCCAAGCCACTTCTCCATCTCTGGCATGAGAACGGAGTTGTAACGCGGGTTAGTGTCGGTCACCAGAAGAGAAGATGAGTTAGGCCTGATCTTACTTATAAACAACAACGCGAAGACAAGCGCCGAGGTCTTACCAGAACCCCAACCACAACGCGCCGCGATGATCTTATCCTCAAGTCTTATCCTTGAGATGATATTGCGTTGAAGCTCATTCAGTTCTAGTGTACTCATCGTGATTGGGTTTACTCTTCTTGTTCATCTGAGCTCAGCTCTTGTTGGGCTTGGATGACAAGAGGAGTTGTTTGTTCAATCATCGCCTTAACTTCCGCTATTCCGTCGCTCTTTTGGGATACTGCAACCTCCACTTCGCGTTTTAGTCCCCATCGATCAGGAAAGCGCCGCTCGAGCAGCCAAGCAATGGCGCGCCAGTCGTCGCGACTATGACCCATGGTTTTGATCTGGCTGACCATGACGGCCTCGGCAAAATCAACAGCCGCTTCAACGTCCTCTCTAAACTCTTCGTCTGCATCCATCCAGCGATAAAAGGTGGCTTTTGAGATGCCTGATTGAGTAGCGGCTGCTGCTCTGGTCATCCCCTCCCTCAAGTTCTCGAGTACCTTCTCTTTAGTCGGCGCTCTCTTCTTCCTCTTCGGTGGCATGCTTCCTCGCTTGTAACAGTGTATCAGTGACTGATTGGAATAGTAGCCATTCGGGATTGCTGAGTGGTTCATAGTCATTCTTAACTATGAGCATTCTAAGCAGGTTCATGAGTACAGTGAGCCCATGATCATCGTCTTCGCGCGCGCGTTGGCTGGTTTCACTTTGTCTCATATAGATACCCTCAAACGCCTTCACACCACTTTTTAAACTTAACGTCTCTGAAATATACGTTTGGTTCATCCCAAATCTGTACTAACAACTCGAGCACATTTAGAGAGTCGTTTTCAGATGTTAACTTTAAAACAGTATCTTTCATAACTTCAGGATAAATAGGATTATATGAGTTTAACGTCTGATGCACTCGAGAGACTTTATGAAGTAAACTGTCTGTATTCCACTCGTGATCCCACGTTTCATCCATGGAGGCCAAAGCAATTGCTCCAACCAAGTCTTTTGGGTCTACATCAGGGTCTAAATCTTTCATAAAGACTGTATAGATCATTATAAGGTCGTATGGTGTCATGCCCTCTCCAGATAGAAAAGAAACGCCGCTTTAGTTTGGCTTGGTGTGTTTAGTGTAGTATTCATTCAATGCACTCCTGCCCACCTTGTGACGTACTCCGCAAGGTGGGTTTTTTTATCCCCAAGGCTTGAAAGGTGCTGGTTGTGGTTGTGGCTGGGTGTTCCAAGGGCTCTGCTCTGGTGGTAGCAGCTCGCTCGGGTGAGGCCCCTCTTCAGTGGTGAGCATCCTCATCTTTCGCACGTGGGTAGCTACAATCTCATGATACCGAGTCCCATCATTCTGATATGATCGCCACTTGCCCTCGACATAGACAAGATCACCCTTAACCAGCTTCATTGCGTTGTTGGCCAGCTTGCCCCATACCTTGACCGAAAACCATTCAGTGTTAGTCTGCTTGGCTCCAGTTCGGTCTGTGTAACTCTCCGACCAAGCCACGCTGAATATGGCGTACTGTTGACCGGTAGCGGTGGTCTTGAGCTCTGGGTCTTTGCCCAGATTGCCCTCGACTGCGTATCGATTAATCATTGCGGATCCTTCTTAGCGCCAGTGATAATACCCATGGTCTGATAATCTCTTATCAGTCTGCTAACTGCATAATGGATCAACCATGACACTGATCTATCCTCTGCATGGCTGATTTCTTGCAGTCGCTTGATAACGTCCTCAGGTAGTCGCGCTGATATGATTTTCTTAGTCATGATATCCCCTCAAGATTGGTGTGGCCCTCCAAAAAGTGCTTTCAAATTGGATGTGTAAAACGTGGGCCACGTATCTACTTA